TAGAAGATATGACAAATCAGATGATTGATTTATTGGATGGAAACACCACTCATGAACAATTCTTGCCTTATTTATCAAGTCTCTTTAATTTGCGATTAAGATCCCAAGATGCTACTCGTTGGCGAAAACAAATTAAAAATGCTGTGCCACTTTTTAAGAAAAAAGGGACATTGATAGGCTTAACAGAAGCATTATCACAATCAGGTATAATCTTAAACAAATTCACTCGTTTGTGGCAAATAATTTCTTTGTATACATGGCAGGAATTGTTATCGGTTGAAGAAGATGCTCAAGTAACATTTGTTCTTGAGAAAACAGCTATCTTGCCTGTAGATACTGATAATTTTGAATTATATTATAGAGGAGTAGACGATGATGATTGGACAACTTTAACTTCTGATTATGTTTCTTTAAGTAACTCAGGATCAGTTACAACCGTCACATGGTTAGGCGATCAATTATCTATTGATCCAGTTGTCTTGGAAGAGGACGATTCTTTAAGAATAGTCTATCAAATCAATGAGATTCCCAATATGGCCCAAAAAGCTATAGAAGAATACGTTCGAACTCTTCCTTTGAGCGATCTGAGAGATGAAAGAGATCAAACTTATCCTTTAAAAAACTGGAATGTTCGAATTATTGAAGAAGATGACTTTTATTTTGATATAGCAATTCCAACAAGACATCCTTACCAAGATCCATTAGTATTTGGTTGGGTACGAACTGAATTTCCATATAGTGAAAATATTTATAATATGGATGAATATAATGGATCAACTAGAGAATCTTTGAATCCTTGTGATATTGATAAAGATTTTTTAGATCCTTGTAGTGCTTGTCAAGGGAGCCAATTTAATATTGATCTGGAGATAGATTTACTATCGGATGAGAGAATTACGGAGGCTCAGGAAATAATTGAAGAATTTGTTCCATTCCACGCATTACCTCACACAATGTTGATAAATGGCGGAATAACTGAATTGGTACCAGTAGGAATAGAGGATATTGAGTGTTTAATTACATTGTATGGAGAAGAAGTAACTATTTCTGGAAACGGGCAATTAATATTTAATAGAGTTATGGAATCAACTGCACAAATACTTAGAGATGCGTTAGCAGCAGAAGCTGAAACAGTAGCTTCTACTGCTGGTCGTGCCTACAACAAAGAAATTGTATTATTTTCTCCTGATCTCAAATTAGATGAAATTGGATTATCAGACACTAATGCATTAGAAGTCTTGTCACCTGGACCGCCTTGGGCAACTACTGTTAATTCGGGGTGGACGTATGTTTTATCTGATGTTCAAAATTATTATGCTGTCGTTACGGGAACTATCCTTCTGCCAATTGATTCAAGATCATTTGCCTATAGACTTTCTAATGATGTTTATACCGATATTGATACCGATATTCATCAAGAATTTGTTTTTAATGATTCAAATATTGATTTTATAGAATTATGTAATGAAGAAATGAAAACAGAATATAATGGTACTTGGACTATTGTCATTCCTGCTTATCCTCATTCGATTGATGCTGAATATTTTATTATAGACATAGACACAGATGGCAATTTACATTTGGACAATTTTGATAAAACAGCTAGCACTCTGCCAGCGATAGATACTTCTGGAATTAGTTATACAATAAAAAACGGGGCAGGAAGCACCCTTGCTTCTAGCACAACTGGTGTTTGGACAGAAACCACGAACGCAATAGTTACCATCAACAATCCTTTGTTTAGCGATGTGAGGAATTTATTTAAAATAAATGATTATGTTTTATATGATTCTAATCAATATCGCATATCTGGATTTTTGAAAAATTATTCGGCTGATTTTCGTATCTCTGATTATGGTGGTGGTTCTGCTGGGAGTGTGACTATTCGCATTTACGACAGATTAGTAGACACTGTTGCTGGTTATTTTTATTATAGAGGGATGTATTTAGAGACAGGGGTTGATTATGAGGCAACTTTAGGGATCACAAATGGGGCCAATCCTCCTATTGGGGACATTAAAGATGATGATTCTTTTAAAGAGAACTTTATAGTGGCTCTTGAAAATGTTTTAGCTCCAACTGGAGAGGATTATTATGCAATATCTCAAATTGATGGTACTCTAATAACTTTAAATGGTCCTAAGGTGGACTGGGGTGTGGATTCCGAGATTTTAGCTAACAATATAAATTTTAGAATTCTTAAATTTACCAAGACACAAAATGTTGAGATAGCCGCAAGGACGGCTCCTGAGTGGCCAGGACACGATTTTAGAATTTTAGATAGAAGAGGAAATGAAGTAATAGAGGTACATAATTCAGAGACAGGAGAAGTCACTGGATTGTCTTTTGCTCCTGCTTTGAATGCGGTTAATAGCAATCAAAAAATTGATACTGTTTCACAACAGGAATCGATTATTTTAGAAATTGAGTGGTTTAACGAGGAGAATTAATGAACGATTTAATAAAACCCAAAGGGTTTATAGAACTTATTATTGATTATAAAAATGGCCAACAAAAAAAGATGGAGTTTGAAAACACAGTTCTTCAAAATGGTCGATATGCTTTGGTTAAAAGTCTAGCCAATGAATATGGGGACAGTTATGAATATTATATATCCAGTATGGTATTTGGGACAAATGGAACATTAGATGGTGTCCCTAAGTTTGTATCAGATGTTCGAAATGGTTTATTTGGCTTAACTGTTTTAAGCAAAACAATTTCATCTTCAGTTGATACAACAATTTCTCAGGTAATTTTTACTTCAGTAATTTCCAGAAGTGAAGCTAATGGACAAGTATTAAATGAAATGGCGTTAAGAATGGCTGATGGAGATTATTACAGTATGGCTACTTTTCCTGATGTTAGTAAAACATCTGCCATGCAGCTTACATGGAATTGGAGAAATTCGATGATCTAATCAATTCCACTGATGAGGAAACCAGAAAGAAGATTATTGATTTGTCTACTAAATACTCACAGCTAGAAATTGCTAACCAGTTTAATATTAATCAATCTACAGTAAGTAGAATTTTAAGGAGAACACAGTGCCTAGTATAGATTTAATACCTGAAGTCCTTTATGAAGCGATGCAGCCGTATCATTATTATTATGATAATCTGCCGTTAACTAACATTTTGGATCGTCAAGGAATCATGAATTCCGCCATAGACAAGACGGAAATGTGGATTAGGGATTCTATTGGCACACAAGGAACTCTATCAAACAGATTAACACAATCAATTGAGGATGATGGCTCATTAAAAGTAGAAGCAGTAGATGCAACTTTGCATGATATTGATGCTCACACTGACAGTGCGAATTATGTCAGAATGACTGTTGATGAGAGATATAAGTTAGATTTAATTTCTGATGATGCTACGGCACTTCGTTTACAATTTAACACAGCTTCAGTTGATGTGCTGTTTGAAGAAGAAATAGTAGAATTTGAAAATAGTGATACGATCACATGGGAGATAGAAGCTCCCAATGTGGTAAAGGCCCACATGGCTTCTGCTGATGCTGGTCATGTTCACTATTATGGTCAAACTCCTGTTAGAGATGGAGTTGGCACTAATTATCACGATTGGAGAACCACTTCCCTTTACACTGTTTTCACAGAAGACACTTTAAGGGTTTACATTAATGGTGTAAGAATTTTCTCGGATGGCAGTGTATATGTTCCAGATTCGACTCACACAACATGGACACTGACATATTTTACGCCCGCCTATGCGAGTGGTACATTTGAATTAAATAGAGACATCACAGCCCTCGATATGATAAGAATAGATTTTGATACGGAAGCCGTTTAATGAAATTACATACAGTTAAAGACCTAAATTTTGGGTTTGTTATTATATCTCCAGAGTATGAATATGGTAATTTACTTTGTACTGTTAGGTCAATAAAAAACAATTATCCTGGTGTTCAGCACATTTGTGTAACAGCGAATAATGTCTCTGCTGACAATTTTAAGGAAATGAATACTATTTGTCTTACTTTTAAAGGCAAAAATACAATTACTTCACTCATAAATACGGGGATTAAAAAGGGATGTAAAGAATGGAATATGATTGTTATGGAGGGAACCCCTGTGCGTGGGGGAGTAGATCGCAAATATTCCCTTTTTATTGAAAGTGAAAAAGATGTATTATTTCCGATTATAATGGAATATAATCGTCAAGGTAAACCTAGTCGAATTAGAAATAGTTTTGAAGAAGCCAGTTCGAATGGAATGTTAATTCATCAAAAGACATTCAAAAAGGCGGGAATTTTTGTAGACGCCCCAATTTCAACATCTAAATTTCTTTGGGCATTAGGAGCTTTTGATTTAGGATGTAAATTTAAGGGTGTATTAGGGACAAAATTAGTTTAGATTAGTTTATAGACATATTGCCAACGGTGGTCATCCATATGTTTGCCAGCATCAACTTCTCTAAGATAAGCGTAAAAGTTGTTCCATGAACCAAATAGGTATTTGTGATTTATAAACCCAAAATACCAAGATGGAATATATTTTTTCTTTTGAGAAATGAGCAGAACAGGTTTTTGGGCATTGTAGGCATTAATAATTTCATGCACAGTGCCAGTCGTGCAAACATTATTTGGGAGGTAAGCTATAAGAAAATCAACTCTATCAACAACACAAAGGTCTTTTCTCACAAATTTCTTTGCACATTCTGCAACTTTGTCCCAATCTTCTACCTCTTTAGCAGCCATCATTGGTAGAGACCATTGTTGTTTGGGGTCTGTACTGGGATCGAATAAATCTATTCCAAATTCGGTTCGAAGTATGTTTTTTGGTTTTGTGCGCCAATCAACCGAAAGATTATCATTTTCTATTGGTCCTGATAAATATGATCTTGCGCTTTTTAAATATGTAGCCATTTGTTTCTCCATTACTCTTTTAATATAGCAATAATGAGGTATTTATGTCAAATGAAATTTACAAGCAAGTGTGTAGTTTACTGGATGGGAAAGAAATCGTCAATAGACATAGTTTTTTTCAGCTTAGATATTTTTTAATAGGAAAGGAGCCAACTCATCAGCATCGCATGTGGCGATGTATTAGAGAGTTAGAGGTAAGAAAACAAACTATTGATGCCATTAATTTGGAAATGGAGGATGTTCAGGATAAAAAAGAACTTCTTCAGGTACAAATAGCGAGATTAGAAAAAGAAAATAGCTCTGTATTAGATGGAGATGGAGATGGAGATGGAGATGAGGTTGAATTAAAGAGAAAAGAAATAAAAATAAGATTAAGACGATTAAAAAGAAAAGAAAAAGCAATTGAAGCCTCTGTTGGAAATAATCAAAAAAGATTAAAAGAAACTCAAGAAGAGGCAGCTTTTCTTGTTACGGCTTTTGAAAAGTTAGAAGAGAAAGAGCCATTAAAACCTTTCGATGATATACAGTCTCAGATGGAGTTTTGGAATGCAAAGATTTCTCAGGAAATACAACTTCGTCAATTAGCGGGATTACCAATTGATGTAGAGATATTAAAGACTACTTTGGCGCTTGACGATAAAATGCCTGTAAAGGATGATTTGATGAAACAATTAAAAAAAAGAATTAAGGACCACACGTCAAACGACTAAATAATACTACGGAGGAATAATGAGCAGAGTTTCGAGTTTAGATACAGCATATGTAGCGGGTGATTTATCTGTTTTTCCTGAAGCTGTTGATACAAAAACAACACTTTATGAAGTAAAAAATAATGCAGAAACCGTTCTTAAACAAACATTGCCTTTTGGGGGAAAATATATAGTTGTGAATGATGCTTCATCATTTCCCTCAAAGGGAATGTTGAGGATTGGTCCTTTACAGTCACAAATTGATTTACAAAAAGGCACTGTTTTCCTTTCTAAAGTGCCAGGAATAGTTGGAAATTCTGAATTTATTTATTATGGTTCAAGAACAGATTCAGTTTTCAAGGATTTAATAAGAGGATTTGCAGGAAGCATTCAGACACAATGGCCTTTAAACACGCCTGTAGGAAATGCTGTGTTTGCTGAAACGCACAACGCTCTCAAAGACGCTATTATTAACATTGAAGATTATACAGGAACTAGATTTGAACCCAGCGAAGATAGTATCAACAAAATGCTCAACGATCTAGAGGTTAAATATTTAGCTCCAAAGGCACTTTTTAGGGGTTATCCTACGATTGGCAGACCCCCGCTTTCAGTGCGTTTTCAAAATTTTTCTCATGGTGCGGTAATGAGATATTTGTGGGATTTTGGAGACTACACCACATCTTATAAAGAAAGTCCAATACATGTTTATAATGTTGAAGGAATTTATACAGTAAGTCTTAACATAATAACTTCCACGGGATCGCAGGGTGTTGCCGTCAAAACTAGTTATGTTAATGTTTCTAATAGTCAACCCATTCCCTTTTTCTATGTGGAATTAGCAGACGAAACCCAACCAGCATATTCGATAGAAACAGCGATTAGTTTAGGAGTTACCTCTGCTGTAATTAATTTTATAGATCAAACGGTTGGAGAAGTGAGCCAACGAGTTTGGGTGTTTGGTGATGGCGAAGTAGAGACGCAAGATGATCCAAATACTCACACTGCCGTTCATACTTATGAATCTCCTGATATTTATGAGCCCAGTTTGATAGTCTTTTTTGGGGATGATTCGTACAAAAGGTTTATATCAGAGGAATTAGAAATCATATGACTTTAAGCAATTATCCAGAACAATTAGACATGGATGCCAATTTATACTTAGTACACGATGCTTTAAGAGTAAAACTAGCGGAAGATTATACGCCAGGAGATACAAGTATTACAATTTATGATGAAGATAATGTAATGCCAAATTTCCCCGATACAGGTATTATTACTCTAACAGAACAGTGTAGCGATATATCTTTGCGTGCTATAAACTTTTGTTACACCTCAAAAACAACAACTACTTTTGAAGGTTTAATATTAGAAGATGGTTTTACAGATACTTCCAAACTGAAAAATATTACCAATGTGACTATGAATGTTATTGCTCCTCATCACAATGCTATTAAAGATGCAGTAATTGCGATTGAAGAATTTGTTGGAATTCAAGGTACTATTGATACTCAACCTTTTGGAGAAACTATAGAGGGCAGGCTTAATTTTTTAAGAAAATTGATTTTTACACCCAGAGCTTGGTTTACCATTGATAAAACTGTAGGCTTAGTTCCTTTAGAAATAACGGTCACTGATTCTAGTTTTCATTTGGGAGATGGAACAACTGTTCATTTGTGGGATTTTGGCGATCAGAATATTTCTAATTTATCATTAATTTCTACAATTTCGGTTTTAAGCAATGTGCCTGTAGATGACGTTAATGTCGTAGTTATAGACATGGATGGTGGACCATTAACTAAAACTTATACAAGTCCTGGTAAATATACTATCAAATTAACAGTGACAAATGAATTTGGGCAAGATATTGTAATTTTTGACGACATAGTAACTGCTAAAATAGGGGCTCCAGATCAGGCCGTTATAGATTTCGAACCCACAAGCGAACAGCTTCTGACACAAATTGGACTGCCCGTAGGAGGACCATACACAACACAGACTCCCATTATCAGAGCGCCTACCAACAGCATTATTTCTGTTTCTATTCCGTCTGGAAGAAACCCCAGCACAGGAAGATCATATGCTGGTGAAGAAATGGTTTATAATGGATCGGCATGGGTAGCCAGAGATCCCATTGAAGAATATACATGGGATTTAGGTGATGATTTAACACATAGTAATTCTCTTGAGACAACTGCGATGTATGCGGTTGGTGGGAATTTTGATTTAATTTTAAGAGTAGACACCACTTATGATTCTTATCGTATTACCAAATATACAGATGCTTTAGATATTATAGAAACACAAAATTTGTGGATATGGACATTCGCAGGCCCATTACATCCAGTAGGAAAATATGATGTCTTAGATTACTTGACATTAAGTGGCAACATCTCGGCCAATGAATTTGGTTTACTAAGTGAAACTTTTAAGACATCTTCTACAACTTATGCTATTACTAGAAATGATGATTTTCTTACTGGCACAGACAATGAAGATCAAGCTAAACAAGAATTTAGAAGAAATGTTGAATTTGCTCAAAGGGGTATTACAACATCAGGTAGTCAAGGAACTTGTTTTTTATATTATGCTAATACAGATTCAGGTTTGCCTGTAACCGCTTGTACTTATTGGAATAATTTAATTTCAATCTTGGAATATCAAGGATTTGGCGATACGTATACTTCAATCGATCAAATAATAAGACCTTGGAATTGGGCTTGTTTTAGTTCAACTACCAAAAGTTATTTTTCATTCGGAGCATCTTGTGATGCTGGCGATCTTCCTTATGAAAATGGAGCTTATCCATATAAAACTTCTTATGATTTATTAACTTTAACGGCGGCTACTACTGAATTAGATTTAACGGATTTTCAGAATGGGGCTGAGGAATTATTAAATCACCCTAGCACTTATGATGACAGTGGTAATCCCACCAATGGTTATTTTGCTGTTTACAGAACTGCATGGAAAGATAGTGCTGGATATATATTAAGAAACAACAGTGTAGGAGATTATTTTCGGTTAGCTAATTTTTATAAAACTACAGGAACAGTGGGAGACGAATTTCAAACTTTGACCAAATTAAATGATATGTCGGGACCAATCAAAACTGAAGGACAACTTGTTAGTTTATCTGATGGTTTATTTTTCTTTAATAATAGTGGGAACATATCTGCTTACAATGATACTACTGGTGTTTGGGAAACAGGTGGGGCTAGTGCAGGATCAGTTTCATTTAGATCATTACAGGATACCAGTGTACAGGGATTTGATCTTACAAGAAACACATTGTTAGCAAGTTCTGATGGAGATCATAATGCTTATTTGTCTTATGATTATTCCAATAATGCGTTTATTAAATTCAGTAGTTTAGAACTTACTTTTACCAATATTGGTCCTCGACCAGGATGGGAAGATTATACAAAACCCCAATTTGCCATGGGAACATACTAAATAAGGAATAAGGAGAAAGATGCCAAGAGTAGCATTCTCACCAGTACCAGCTTATCCAATAGGACTTGATTCTGATCGAACACTTTTCCTGGTGCATAATACATCAGAAAGCCAATTAACTACTAAGAATCAGGCTTGGTCTGAAACTATCGAAATAGATCCTGTAGATGCTAATAAAAACGAAATTTGGGCGGAAAATGGATTTGCCAATATCGATGGTGAACTTTTTTATTATGATGATGTAGAGCTAAACGAGTATGGAAAAGTTTATAAATTGCTGAGATGTGCCAGAAACATTGGAGGCACACAAACCAAATTTAACAAAATCGGTACTTGGGTTCGTGGTTTTGTAATTGCAGAACATCACAATCAATTAGTAGATGCCATTATAGCACTAGAAAGGTTTGTTGGTTCAATTAGTTCTGAAGATACCGAGACCGTAGATTATCGAGTTCGTCGTTTATATAGAGAACCCGATTGTATAGATGATTTTGATTGTGTAGATGTTAATTTTAATTTTGATATCATTTCTAATCCACCTAGTGTTTACAGTGTATGTGTGGGTATGGTTCCTAATTCAGTTGATAATGACGCATGTGTAGGTACAGCGGCTAATTATGGTGTTGATTTGGTAGGTAACTTTACGGATTATCGCTTGGATTTTGGAGATGGGACATGGACTAATCAATTAAGTGGGACACATGTTTATCCTCCTAATACGACAATTGATCCTGTTCTTAATATCGGAAATGATATGTGTCGAATTGTACAGACTCCAATGAATCGTTCTGACATCACCACGATTCCTGAACCGATAGTGCTAATTACTCCAGAAATTCCATTACCGGAAATTCCTGATTTTCCACCAATAGCTATTCCCTCATTTATAGTACCAAATACGACTCTTACATTTCCTCCATTTATTGGACCTTGTATTAGTATACCAGATGTTACCTTTCCATCAGTTTATTTGGATATTATGATGGAATTATTACAAATACCCAGTGTTATTATCTTTGAAAGTATTCCTGAAATTCCAAGTTTCATAGCTTTTGCTGATATTCCTGAAATTCCAAGCATCATAACTTTTGATGGCATAAACATTCCAAGTTTCATAGTTTTTGGTGACGTAGATATTCCAAGTGTAATCAACGTAATTGTGCCAGAAATTCCCGACATTGATGTTGATTGGGGAGTAGTTCCCACTTTTACAATGAATTGGAATGAGCCAGCACCCACTTTTACAATGAATTGGAATGAGCCAGCACCCGATATCAGTGTGACATGGGGCACCGTTCCTACCATTTCAATTCCGGCCATTTCAGTAACTGTGCCGAGTTCTTGGCCAACGATAGCAGTAGCAACGCCGTCATGGCCCGTAGTTTCGTTTGCAGAAGCACCAACAATCACATGTTCTTGTACAGTAACGGTAGTATGTAGCAGTGAGCCTGTTGCTCCTGCATTTCGAGCTTTAGATGAAGATTTTGAGGATGGATTTGATTTAGCAGAATTGAATATTGGTACAGATACTTTAGGAATTCCTTCAGAAATTGTTATTTTGCCGCCTGAATTTCCAGATGTAAGAATTAGGCATGATCTTCCTGAAGAGATTTATATAAAAGCTCCTGCTATTCCAGATATCAAAATAACCGGGCCGACAATTCCTATACCAAAAGAAATTAATTTGGTGGCAGATAATATCCCTAAATCCATTATGTTGGACACACAAACTTTACCAGAAGCAATTCGTTTAGATGCTTCTAATATACCAACTATTATTCAACTAGAAGTTGTTACACCTATTCCATCGGTAATTTCTTTAGATACATCAGGATTACCTGGATCGATTAAAGTAGAAGGTATCCCTGATACAATAGAGTTAAAGGGGACAATTCCGAGTGTGATTGATGTAAGAGTGCCTGAAAATTTAGAAATACCACTTATTTATAAAGGTGGTCCAATACCAGTTCAGTTCGATATCAAAAATTTAGTGGGGGAAAGTGATGATGTACCATGTTTCGCTATAGTTCCCTGTCCTAAAAAGATATGATTAAAAAACATAAAACAAAAAATGAATATTTTCTTACTGCTGATAATATTTGGGTAAGAAATCTGTGTAAAAAAGGAGTTCCTTTTTTTGATCTTAATCATTTAATTAAAGAATCTGACTGTAAGTTGTTTTTAGAAAATGAGGTTTTTCATAGAAAAAAGGGACGGAATCCAATAGACTTTAAAAGTTATAATTTCCCCAATGTGGCAATTGTATCAGATGGGTATAAGTTTAAAGAAAAACAATCTTTTCTTGAACAATTAGATAAAAATATTATAATTTTTGGAGTGAATGGTTCACTTAGTAAATGGAAATACGCTGATAAAAGCGAACGATATAAAAGATCCATGAATTGGTATCTAACAAATAATCCATATCCAGAATGTAAAAGATATATTCCCAAACATAAGTATTTTCCACATTGTATGATTGCTGCAAGAACTTCTATTGATTTTACTAATCATTACAAAGGTGAAGTATATTTATACCATCCTTGTAGAGATAAAACTTACTCTGGTTTTTCTAATTCATCGGGGATATTTGTAGACGATTATCGCAATCCAATTTGTGCAGCAATTTCTATAGCTTATATTTTAGGGGCCAAGAAAATTCTTTTATTTTGTTGTGATGATTCTTTTGAGGACGAACGACCAGGGGCTGAAAAATTGGCGAATGGTTTGTGGTCTTATCCACAACAACAAACTTGTAGTAGAATTATAGACGGTATGGCTTATTGGTTGAAAAAAAATGAAATTCAAATTATTGACCATTCTTCTGGTGTGAAGTATGAACATGTTACATATATACCATTAGAAGAAATTGTAGATTTTTTTCAAGAGAGCCAAGAAGATGAATGATGAATTTAATTTTTCAACAGATGATTTTAAACATTGGATGAAGCGAAATGATAATTATGTAACTAAAATGCCAGAACGCCCATTAGTTATAGGATCATGGGTTGAATCCAAGGTTTCTTCAAAAAAATTAATATCCAAAATGTCTCCCGAGGAAGGTGACTTACATGAGTTGGCTTTTGATTTTAAAAAACATGGTGGAAAAATTATTAATATAGATGAAAAAAGTTTGTTGATTGAGGTGAGAAATGGAACTTTTTATGTTCCTCAACAATATATTAAGAGGTAGATTTTCTTTGTATCATTGTTTTTTTAGAAGTTAAATTTATTTGTGAAGTAACGTGTGATAATTTCCCTTGCAACACATCTTCGATTTTAGCTTGATGTAGAGGATCGTTTTTAGAAGGCACATTTCGATATCCTCTTTTTATTAATTTCTCTCTTAAATTGTGATAATCTTCTGCGCCTTCAATCCATACTTCCCATAACATTCTATTTTCATATGTTGTAGCATTAATTGGATTGAATAAACTGGTAGGTAAATTAAGTTTTTTAAGATCAGTTATTAATGCTCTACCAATTGGACCTCCTTTAAAATTGCTAAGCATTTTAATGCCTCTTTTGTCTCGGCGGGCCATGTAGAGGTAAATCATTTTTATCCTTATAATATATTTCAAATATTGTTTCTAAAACTAACTTAGTTATATTATCCATATTACCAAATTGTTGGAAACATTGATCGAGAGTATCATTTATTAGTTTTTTTTCATCAGGTTGATTCATGACTGTATCTTTTAATAAATATAATAAAATAAAAGACAAATATTGTATTGTCTACTACGGAAATTGTAACGAATATATCATGCAACTGTTGTATTTAGTGCCAGCAATCGAAAAAGAATTACCAGGAATTCAGGTTTATGTTGCTTGTAGAAATCCGTTGATTTATTTAAGAAAATTTTTTGGAAAGAAATTGGTTACTGGTAAAGAAATGGGGAAAGCTAGGCAAACGTTCGCTTATGTAAGGGAACTAAAATGCAATATGGTATCACATCCAGTAGAAGATTTATTAATTGAATCTAATTTAGAAGTTCCTTCATTAACACCACCTCAACCAACTTCACAAACAAAAAAATGTGTAATTTGGCCACATGGTATTCTTCCAACCAATTCTATTGATGAAAAACAAATTGAATTATTAAAAGCAAAAGCAATTACTCAGGGTTATGAACCTCAAATCTCAAAACAAATAGAAGGAGCAGGTTGGGTAATTGCAGTAGAAAGTGAACCTTTGTTTATGGCGGCAATTATGGGTATTAGAACCACTTTAATCCCAACAGGATTAGGCACGAATTTTTACCAAAAGTTGTTTCCTTTAAATGAAATTCTATAATGAAAGTATATATAGTTTAGAGATAACCATCATTAGAAATCCAAATTAGGAGAATGAAATGAGTGTATTTAGAGTTAATTTAAACAACGCAGCTCAGGGCGGGATGGACGTTGATGTGGATCGTGTTCAAAACGCCACTAGTTTACAACGTACAGCTTATGTAATGGGTCCAAATAAAATCAATCGTCAATTGGTTGATGGCGAAACCTTTACCGATTGCAACTATTGGAAGAAATTTGCTTATCCACAAGTTACGCTTGAGAGAGCAATTGTATCCGTGGTTGATGACGACGGAAGTGTTTATTCGGATGTTGAGAGCGAAAATACTTATCCTAAGGTTTATTCCTTGGATTGCACCGCTGGTACAACCTATGCGGATAATCAAGCTGATATCGCCACTGACACTGGCGGCTATGCTATTTTTGTGCAAATCACTAACACTCATGCTACTCAATCTGTTAACATCAAATTGAATGGTGTTGCCGATGCTATCTTCACTTTGGCTGGAAATACTAGCCAAGCCTTCAATGCTGGAGATTTATCGGTATCATTGGTAGAAGTTGACAATAGTGATACTGCTGCGAGCGAAGATGTTACTGTGGAAATTATTTGCTCTGTAAAATCTATTTGCAATAGCTAAACTAAATAAGGACACAAAAAAAAGCCTGG